TTAGTGATTTGCTGATAGCAAACGAAGCGCAGCAGCAATTGGGCTTTCTAAGTCTTCATTAACTGTTTCTTTATTATTAACAGTTTCTTCAGACTTGCCATCCTTGAAGTAGCTTTCTTTGATAACCTTTACCTTTTCAACAAATTCATCTACTGAACCTGCTTCAATGTTTTCTGACAAAGATAGCAACTTCTCTTTCTGGGTCTCTGCTAAATCTTCGGATAGCTTGATGAATGCAATTGCCTTTTTGGCTTCTAGCAATTCGGCTTCAGTTTCCTTAGACTCAGTAGCAGATTCATCAAGCTTTGTGCGCAATTCTTCAACTTCGCTTGCTAGACCTTCAACCAAATCCCAACGTTCCCCTGGTACCTGGAAGTAGTGTTCCTTGAAGAGTTCAGCCATTCCTGCCATGAATTCTTCATCCATCTTCTTCTTGATACCAGTTTCGACTGCTAGTTTGTTTTCTTCAAGCCATTCGGTAACAACAGTGTCAAGATATGTATCTACAGTACCAAAGATCTTTGCGGTTTCTTCCTCAAGCATCTTTTCATATTCTTCTTCAAGAGATTCTTTGATTTCTTCAACCTGTTCAGATACTCTTGTTTTTACTGCAGCTTCAAAAATTGTTTTGGCTTTTGCTACGAATTCTTCAGATAGTTCTTCGCCCTCAACAAGTGCACTGATGTCTTCGTCGATTGATGCAACTACAACGTCATCGGATTCGCTAACGATGTCTTCTGCTTCAGATTCTTCAACTAGACCTACTAGTTCACCCTCATCGAACATTGTTTTGGCTTCGTCCAAAGTAATAGACTTACCACAATCTTCATTTGGGCAAACATGTGCGCTTTCAGTCAAGTCCATCTTTGATTCGCATTCTGGACAATAAAAAAGCATTCTGTTTACTCCTTATAGTATTTTTATTTTATTATTTATATAGAAAGATTATTTGATTGCTTTGATGAATTTTTCTGGAATATCTCCCATGATGCTTGGACTTGATAGATATGGTCCGCCTGCTCCAATTCTAAACTGACCATCCCTGGCATACAGTGAAAATATTCTGCCTGAAAACCGAATAGCTATGTCAGCAGAGTATCCATCTGACACCAATGCTGTATTTAATACATTTTTGATCTTTCTGTTTTTGTTTGCGTTTTTCTTTAACCAGTCTACAATTACTTCAGATTCGGAGTCATTGAATTCATGGTATTGCGACGATCCGGTTAGTCTTACGTCTGGGGCAAATTTGATCCCATTTCCGTCGTCAATAAATTTAGCTTCTTCTAAAGAGGTTGACCTTCGCAATCCGCGTTCCATTTTTGAAATAGCATCAAATGCTTTTCTATTCAATGCTTTAATTACATCTTTCTTAAAATCTGTTTCTGATTTCATGTTTATAGACCTTTAATAATGTTAGCAAATACTTCAAGTTTTGCTTCTTCCAATCGACGGCGCGGCGTTTTCATGATTTTCTTTTTAGCTTCTTCAATATTCCTTTCAACAATGGATCCTCCAGCCATAACCCATTCATGGCCTTCCATAATGCCATTAACGAACGCGTCTGGTGCAGATGGATCTGATACAACATCTACACATAGCAATTTGAAGTCTGATTGAACTTCATCAATACCACGTGAATTCTTTTTAACTGAACCAAGACCGCGAGATGATACACCTAGCTGCACTCCGCCTTCGATCAGACCGCGAACAATATTGCCCATTGGAGTATCAAGAACTCTTGCCTTACCGATAAAATCTGAACCTTCTTGACGCAATTCTGTGATTAGATGCGACGCGCGCTCGGGATTCACGGATGGCGTTGGTGGATGATTTAATTCGCCGATCGCCCTTTTTGTCACGACATATTTTGAATTATATTCATTCACCTGACTTGCCAATACTGAAGTTGGATAAATTCGTCCGTTACCGTTTCGCCGATCGGCCTGCATAAAGATACCTTCGATATATAGGTTCTTTTTGCCGTTTGCTTCTTCAATAACATGTATTTCTGTGGTGTTATCTAAATATTCTGTAATAAGCTTCATATCTTAAATCCTTATAGTGAAACTGCGTTGATGTCTTTCTTGGCTAACTCATTTTTGATAAATTCGTCAAAATATTTTTCGGCCTTGAATCTAACAACAAAGCGACCTTTCTTATCCAGCATTGCTTTATATTTTACACCGTTTGATTTTAGAATCTTTTCAGCATCCTTCCTATCAGAAACTTCCATCGCGATAGTGTAGGTGTATTCAGTGATTTCGTTTAACAATTCGGAAAAAGCTTTCATTATTAGACTCTCTTAACAATTCTTCTGCCGGTTGCAGTTTTGCCCGAGCGGCGTTTGATTTTTCCTTTGGCAACTAATCTCTTGTAATGCGAAGTTTTTCTATAGCGCTTCATCTTCAATTTCAATTTGGCTTTATTCTTTCTATAATATCTCTGGTGCGCAAGCTTGTCAGTTGCTTTTGTATGTTTACGCAATTTTGCGATTTCGTCTAGAGATTCCGTTTTTACTTTGACAAATTCTTTCCCATTATCCGTATATACAATTTTCCTTTTCTTTCCGCTTTGATATACTGCATTTACTTCTACGGTTGCATACTTCCCGTACACTTTATACATCCATGCATCTAGTTCATCCGCATTCAATTCTTCTTTGTTTTTTCTTTTACCGCGAACATCCAATTGGTATACGGTATATCGTGAAGGTTTTTCTTCGTCTAGAGATTCTTCCATTTCTGTTGCATCTTCAGCTTCATCATCCATGACAACATCGTATGGAATATTCTTAGCATCAACCTCATCGAAGAATTTGCTGATCAGATCATCACGATCGTCCAAAATTGTAATTTCACCATCATCGTCTACTTCAATATCCAAACCAAGCAAACCTGCAATTGATTGAACAACCGGTACATCCGACAGATCAAAATAGATTTCGATTTCATCTGGTTCCGGAACATCCGTGCTGCCATCGAAATCCTGTTCTCTTGATGCCATTCGTTCGGCCAAAGCTTCAATTGCTTGTTGTGAACGCTTGTATAGTTCAGCTACAACCGCTTCTTTGAACTTCTCTTTTGATTCGATATTAAACATAATTAAAACCCTTGATCAGCTTCTGTTTTTTTGTCAGAGCCTTCTTCTTTAATTTTCTTCTTTTGCTCTTTGATTTCTTCATCGGTCATCATCAAAACGTTTTTCATGACCCATTCTTCAGAATAATATCTGCCAACATAATCACTAATGTTGCCTAGCAACTCAATCCTACCGTTTAGAATTTCATTGTTCTTCAATTCTTCAAAATGAGAATCTGAATTATAGTCAAATTTGATACATTCTGAGATATCTTTCCATTCATCTTCAGCAATAATTGCTTTTAGAATTAACTGTTGCTTCAGTGCTTGTTTGAAGATTTTGGAAAATCTTTTTCTAAGTTTTGTGATAAATTTTGCAAACTTAATTTCGTCACGCGTAATTTCTGATGAACGTGCTAAATTGAATTGTGCGCCATCCTCAAGTCTGGAGACAGGAATTCGCAGTGCCTTATTAAACTTTTTGCTGAAGTATAGGATATCATCCATTTCGCCTAATTGTGCTGATGACTGTAGCGTTTCAACTTCAGTGCCACGAGATCCTTCGCGACGCGGCAACCAAATATCTTCCAGCATTGACATAACATGACGTTTATCTTTTATTTGTCCAGTGCTAGAATCATAGGAGAACTTGTTTTTGTTCCTATTGATGATTGACTTCATATACTGTTCGGCGCGTGTTTTAGGGAGGTTACCGGTGTCGACATAAAACACTCTTCTTTCAGGTGCGCGTGCAATACGATACACCACTAAAGAATCTTCCAAAGAGTTCAGCATATTGAATAGCTTCATTGCCTGGTGCAGGTACGAAACTACTCTTTTGCCATCGGTATCAAATACGCCTGATGTTGCATGCGCCACGGTGTGAACTGGCAACTTAATCTTTGACTTTTTGCCGTTTGAGTCTTTTGTGGTATATACGAAAAATTCTTCGGTGCCAGTTACTACTTCTACACCGTTTCTTTTTTCGGTTTTGATGATTTTCTTTTTCTCAATATGTCTAGGGTCAATAAAGCGAATGTCTTTTAGACCTTCTTTCTGTTTACCCTTTTCGTCTGATATTACAAGATGAAAATAAATTCTTCCATCTACATACCAATTTTTGAAAATATCATCGCCGACGTCTGAGAATTTATATAATCCTAGAATAGTATTGAATTCATCAATAATTTTTTTCCTAATGTTATCAGACAATTCGCAATTCTCAGAAAATGTAATATCTACGGCATTCTCATTGTCTGAAAATACAATAGCATCATTGACAATTTCTTCAATAGCAAAAAGAACATCGGGATTCGTCGCCATCTTGCGATAGAGATTGATTAATTCTTCATCAGAAGAATATGATGGCTCAAAATCAAAAGCGAATAGTTGCGATTCAGAAACTTCAGCAGCACCATCATAATCTGTTGGTGGTACCACAGACGCAAGTGTTTCCTCTTTAGATTTCTTTTTCTTTATTTCAAATCCGAAAATATCCATATTACCTATTTATTAGAAGAATTGGGGCCAAAAGTGACCCCAACCTAGATTTTTCATTAAGCTAATCTTGTCCAATAATCGTATGCTAGAGTTACTGAATATTCCAAAGCCTGGTCATTTGATTCAAATGATAGCTCTGCAGCTGCAATGTTTGTCGGGAACATGCCGCGAATTTCGTACTTCGCGATAATGCCCTTATCGTGGCCAAGCTGTTCAACAAAACCGCTTTGCTTATATGCAGATGCCTGATTTGGACCAACATTTAGTACATGGTCATTAATCATGTTAGACCAATCTTCAAGTTGCTTTCTGATGATGAATGATTCATCTTCCTGTACGGTAATGGTCCATTCTTCGAATGTTCTATCACCGGCGAACTTGATCTTTCTGCCCAGGTAAGGAATTTCAATAACACCTAGATTTGATGCTGGTAGCTGCGCAGCTTTACACAAGAATTCCAATTTCTGATCTAGTAGACCAGGAATTGTTACTCTATATAAAGTTGGACGAGCAAAATTAGCAATTTCCGACTTAAAATTTTCAATTGACATTTATTTTACTCCTTATCCGATGACTTCGTTAAAGTCAACTGCGGTTTTGACAGCCACAAAGTTCAGTGAGATATAATTGATTGCGCGAGCAGGTTTGATGTAAATATCCCCAACGAACTGGTTAGCATCAATAACTTCACCTGTGTTATTTGTCTCATCACAGATAACGCGGAAATCGTAAATACCGCGACGTCCTTGAACAGTTCTTAGGAATGGTTCAACCATCTGCACGAAACGAGCACGAGTGAATGCATCGTTCATTTCAAATAACGAATATTTTGCAGCAGTAGCAATTGCCTTTTCCAACACAATGAACAATCTACGAACATTGATATGATCGAATGCACTTGGTTTTGTTTGTGCTGTCTTATCGCCGTACAGAACAGTTCCTTCGCCGTAGAATGTTACTACTGGGTTTAGGTTGTTCTTGTACAGTTCGTCACGCTGCGCCAATGATGGGTTGAATGCAAGTTTATTAACATTCTTGATCTGACCGCGATTAAATCCGCCTGGTGAGAACCAAGGATCAGCGACATCATCTGTGCGGGCACATAGACCAGCAATATCACCGTTCAATGGCACCCAACGATAAACGTCATTATAGCGATCATACTGATTCTTGTAGTTGCCGTCGATGAATGCATAACTTGATGAGAAGTTATAAGCACCGTTTCTCAATGCAATCAATGAAGCAGTTGGGTCAATTACTCCGACAATGTCTGCTTCGCCTGGTGAAAGAAACGCAACACAGTCCTTTCTAACTTCGGCGATTTGCTGAACAACATATTTACCTACTGCTGCGATAGCACCGCCTATAAATGCTAGGTTGATGTCAATAGCATCAGAATCGGCAAATAGATTCCAGCCTGCTTCATATGCAGCCTGATTAGGTACAGTTGCAATAGTATCATCTGCACCGCCTGATAGTGTATATGTTGTGCCAGTTACCGTACCACCGTTAGCGCACCATACGAATGCAGATTTGCGTGCAAGTACTTCTTCAATGAATAGTGAATCGCCTTGGAAATTCTTAGCAGTTGCTGAAGAATCGGTCATGAATTTTTCAACTTCAACACCGTTTTCCAAAACTACAACAAAAATGTCTGTTCCGGTTGGCGTATAATCAAAACTTGAAGCATAAGCCCATGCAATGCTATCCAACGTAGCGGTTGCAGCTGAAGTACCGCC